CGCGCCGTTTAGCGTCTCTGCTGCGTTGACCGCGCTGCCAGGTGAGATCAAGCGATTAGCAGCGGTGGGCGGGAGCATTACCGCCGACGACACGATTCATGTATCCATTCGTGATGAATCCGACGCCGTCTATGACTGCTACGGATTCGGCCTGTACCTGTCCAACGGCACGCTGTTCGCTGTCTACAGTCAGCCGGCCCTCTTGCTGGGCAAGGCGGCCGCCGCCATGCTGCTGCTCGCCCTGGACGCTGTCTTTGCCGACATCGATGTAAAGCAGATCTCCTTCGGCGCAACCAACTTCACTGACCCGGCCGCCACCACTGAAATGGCCGGGATCGTCGAGCTGGCGACTGAAGAAGAAGCCTCTGTAGGCAATGACAAGATCCGCGTCATCACCGCATGGCTATTGAAGAAGATCTTGGACGCTCGCCTGGGTGCCGGTTCACCATCCGCATTCATTCGCGGGCTGCTGGGCGTCACGAGCGCCGCGCTGCTGCGCGCTGCACTCGAACTGAAGGGCGCCGCCCTAAAGGACGAAGGTTCCGGCAACAATTTGGACGCTGACAAGCTCGACGGACAGCACGGCGCCTACTACCGCGCGTGGGAGAATTTGACAGGAGTTCCTGCAACGGCGGTTGCGTGGCCATCGTGGGATCAGGTAGGCAACAAACCGCAAACGTTCACGCCTACCGACCACTCACATGCCAACTACGTGGTCAAGACAGGCGATGTCATGACCGGGCAGCTCACAGTGCCGCGTCTGGCGATCAATCTCAGCGGCGGCGGACAGGGTGCGTTTGATGCCGTCGTCTCAGGCGGCGGGCGCGTGCTCATGCGCGACTTCGGCAACGGCACACCAGTCATGGATTTCGTCAACACAACGAACAGTGCCTGGGTGGCCGGCCGCATCCGCACCGGCAACAACCCGCTCTACCTAGAAACCAACCAGATCACTGTCACAGGTGCGGGCACATTTGTCGGTTCTGTGAATGCAGATAGCTTTGGCTCCGCATCGGGTTATTTCATAAGTAAGAGTAATGTGACCATTATCGGGGCCGAGGGTGGCGCAAGCGTCTATCTCCGCCCCAATGGAGCCTTCAGTGCTACGGCAGAAGCAGTACTGAACACCGCAGGTAGCCTTGTCCTGCACCCGACTGTGAGCCATCCAGGCAACGGCATCAACAGCTTTGCCCACCTGAGCTCAGGCAGCTTCGGTGGAGGCTTCGGCCTAATCGATGGCGGCTACAACATCGGTTTCTGGAGCGAAAATGGCCACCTTCGCATTGGCATGGCGACTTACAACGGCACGTTGCAGCAGCGCATGGGGCTGACCACTTCTGGCGCGCTATCGGCCGTTGGCGGCTTTGACTTCGGCTCATCTCGCAAGCTCAAAAACATTATTGGCGCGCTGCCATATGGATTGGCCGAGGTGGAGCAGGTCACCACGCTGCTGGGGCGGTACAAGGAGCAGTACAACCCGGATGGACGCGTGCGCCTGTTCTTCGATGCAGAGCAGCTGCTGGAACTCATGCCCGAGACAGTGGACGCACACGGCGTGAGCTTTGACGGTGAACTGGTGCCATCGGTACACATCGATCAGCTCCTGCCGGTCGCATTCAACGCCATCAAGCAACTGTCCACCGCCGTTCGGCGGCTGCAGGCAGACCTCGCTGACCTCCGACCCATCCACTGATCCATAGGCTGACCCATGACAAATTCCCGAATCCGCACACTCGCACCAGGCGTTGACGTTGAGCGCATCGCGGTGGAGTCCCACTTCTTTTACGACCCGCTGACCGGGGTGGCAAACGTGGTCTTTCAGGGCATGGAGTTCCTGCTATTGGACGGTGCTGTGAACAAAATGCTGGACGGCCGGGAGCCGCTCACCACCACCTCAGAAGCTATCGCGACCCGAACGTTCGCTGCTGGACTTGTCGATCCTGTGACAGGTCAGGATCTGTCTAATGTCAGCGCTGCCGGCGTGGTGGTGTATCTGAAGGCCGTTTATGACCGCCTCCACAACGAGGCTGCTGCAGTCCAGCCGCCGGCGGTCGCGTAGTCATGGCGACGGGGTATCGCACGGGTGCAGGCCTCGACTTTGACGAAGTCTTTGACCTCTACGTGCAAGGCGACATAGGCGGCGTGTCGGGCTACCGTGCCAGCGACGGCAACGATCTGCACCGGCGATATGCCCCGCTTGTGTTTGGTAGCAAGGCGGTGGATGTGGGTTATCGCGACAATGCAGGGTCGGACCTCAGCAACCGGTGGGCAAAAAAAGGCAGCGCCGTCTATACGCTCTCCAACAACGGAGTCCACTACTACGCCGGCAGCCAGGCCGCCACGTCCGAGGGTGGCAGTCAGACGGCAAGCGCATCGTTCTGGATTCGAGCGAACGGAACCTGGGCGCTTGGCCTCTCCGGAAAAGCGGTGAGCGGCTCTCCAACTTCCGGAACGTGGCTGCCCGGCAGTCAACCGGCGAGCAACTATTCTGTGCAGCTGGATTTTGACGTGTCGTGGCTGCGTGGCAATCGCAATGGGTCAACTTCCAACACCGCTGCAAACTACTCGGCAGTGACCGGAGACCATGGTTGCAGCATCACGTCCACAGCGCTCTCGGGATCGGGCAACGAGTGCTATGGCGAAGGCAAGCTGATCATTCGGATCCGCAACAATGCTACTGGCTACATCTCTACGACAGCCATCACCCTCGTCGCCGAGGCGATCGGCTTTGCATAAAGCTCAGAGCTTTTTGCGGTAGTGCACTACGCGCTCGGTTTCTTCAAAACCGAGCGCGGCATGGAACATCTCACTTCTGACATCCCCGAAGGCTCCGTCCGATGAAATCTCTGTGCATCCGCGTTCACGTGCCCACGTCTGAATCGCGATCATCAAATAGGCGCCAAGCCCTTCGCGGCGTCGCACTTCCTGTACGTAAAGCCCATCGATATAGGCAACGGGTGGGGCGCTGCCCCCCTTTACCTGCTTGTACAACAGGCTAGCCTCGACGAAGCCACAAACGCGGTCCTGCTCGTCGATAACCACAAAGATAGCCCGCTCATCGTCAGCCTCTTCCAGTATCAGCAACGCCTCTGCCCAATTGTTGAAGTAGGTAGTTCCACTCCAAAGCTGAGTACGAAGTGTTGCCCACATGGCGGCGTCAGCAAGCGTGGCTGCACGGATGAGCACTGGTCAAAATCCTGTAGATGACCGGAGCAGATTGCCGGCGGGCAAATTTTCGCCCACCCTTTTACCCCTTGCTAGTGGTGCTACCCGGGCGGTTTGGCACCCTGACTGAAGGGGTCAGCCTATTGAACCAGTTGTGTATACACAGCCGTTACGTATGCACCGGCGGGCGCGTCCATGCGGGCGTGGGGAAAATGAGCCCATGCCCTCCTCTGACCATGCTCGCAACGTCTCCAACCTAGTCCGCCTGGGCGCTGTAGCCCTTGTGGATCTGGAGCGCGCGCGATGCCGCGTGCAGGTCGGCGAGATGCTGAGCGACTATCTGCCTGGGTGGTCACCCTGGCCGGCACCACCATCATCTGGTCCGCGCCGGCGATCGGCGAACAGGTCGTGGTGCTGTCGCCGGCCGGCGACCTGGCCGATGGCCTGGTGCTACGCGGCCTGTACTCCGACCAGTTCGCCGCGCCTGCCGCGTCCGACACGCTACACGTACTGCGCTTTGCTGATGGCGCGCAGATTCACTACGACACCGAGGCGCACGCACTGCAGGCAACGCTGCCCAGCGGCGGGACCGCGATCATCAATGCCGATGGTGGCATTACGCTCAACGGCCCGCTGACCGTCAATGGCGAAACGGTGCTCAATGGTGACGCCACCATTACCGGTACCGCGAAGGCGACCACCGATGTCATCGGCGGCGGGATCAGCCTCAAGAGCCACAAGACCACCGGCGTGACCGCCGGCAGCGCGCTCAGCGGTGGCCCGCAGTGATCGGTGTCGATGCCACCACCGGGCGTGTGATCGAGGGTGAGCAGCACCTGGCCCAATCGATCGCCTGCATCCTCACCACGCCCATCGGCACGCGCGAGCAGCGCCGCGACTTCGGCTCGCTGCTGCCCGAGCTGATCGACCAGCCGTTCAATGGCGCCACCCGCACGCTGCTCTACGGCGCCACCGCCACCGCGTTGATGCGCTGGGAACCGCGCCTTCGCCTTACCCGCGTCGATCTGGTCGTCGGTGATGCGCCTGGCAGCTTCGTGCTGACGATCGAAGGCGAACGCACCGACGTTGCCCCCGCCAATGCGCGCTTACGCATGACCATCCCGCTCCGCTTCCGCTCGTCCTGATCGAGGAATCTATGTCCACTGCCTACCACCACGGCGTCCGCGTCATCGAAGTCAGCGCGGGCACGCGCACCATCCGCACCGTCTCCACTGCTGTCGTTGGCCTGGTCGCCACGGCCGCCGATGCGGATGAGAAAGTCTTTCCACTCAACAAGGCGGTGCTGATCACCGATGTGCTCGGTGCGGTCGCCAGCGCCGGCACCGAGGGCACCTTGCGTGCCACGCTGCAGGGCATCGCCGACCAGACCAATCCCGTGACTGTGGTCGTGCGTGTGGCCGAAGGCCAGGACGCGGAAAAGACGTCCAGCAACGTCATCGGTGAGGCCAAATCCAGCGGTTACACCGGCCTGTATGCGCTGCTGGCCGCGCAAGCGCAGTTGGGGGTGCACCCGCGCATCCTCGGCGCGCCGGGCCTGGACACGCTGCCGGTGGCGAAAGCATTGGCGACCATCGCCAAGAAGCTGCGCGCCATGGCGTATGCGCGGCCGGTCGCAGACACCGTGGCCGAGGCCGTCACCTACCGAGGCCAGTTCAGCGATCGCGAGTTGATGCTGATCTGGCCGGACTTCATGGCCTTCGACACCGCTACCAGCACCACGACAGCGGCGTATGCCACTGCGCGTGCGCTCGGCCTTCGCGCCAAGATCGACACCGAACAGGGCTGGCACAAGAGCCTGTCCAACGTGCCCGTGGCCGGCGTCACCGGCATCTCCAAGGATGTGCATTGGGATCTGCAGGATCCGGCGACCGATGCCGGCATCCTCAATGAGGGCGACATCACCACGCTGGTGACGTTCAACGGCCAGCGCTTCTGGGGATCGCGCACGTGCGCGGAGGACAACATGTTCGCCTTCGAGACGGCCACACGCACCGCCCAGATCCTGGCCGACACCATCGCCGAAGGCGTGGCGTTCTACGTCGACAAGCCGATGCACCCCTCGCTGGTCAGAGACCTGATCGAAACGATCAACGCCAAGTTTCGCGACCTGAAGTCTTCTGGCTATCTGATCGATGCCAACGCCTGGTACGACGGCACCGTCAACAGCGCCACCACGCTCGCCGATGGCGCGCTGCGTATTGACTACGACTACACGCCGGTGCCGCCGCTGGAGAACCTGCAGCTCTACCAGAAGATCACCACCAGCTACCTGGCCGACTTCGCCGAACGCGTCAACGCGTAACGCACCCGCCTTAGATTCCCGGAGAACCCCATGCTTTGCCCAAGAAACTCAAAGCGCTCAACCTGTTCAACGACGGTGAGAGCTATCTCGGCCAGGTGGTCGAAGTGAAGCTGCCTACCCTGTCCCGCAAGATGGAGGAGTATCGCGGCGGCGGCATGAATGGCCCGGTCGATATCGACTTCGGTCAGGAGAAGATCGAGCTCGAATGGAAGTGCGGCGGCCTGATGCGCAGCGTACTGAATCAGTACGGCGCCACCACGCACAACGCCGTGCAGCTGCGCTTTGCCGGTGCCTACCAGCGCGACGACAGCGGCGATGTGGACGCGGTGGAAGTGGTTGTGCGCGGCCGTCACAAGGTGCTTGATCCGGGTAACGCCAAGTCCGGCGATGACACGGAGTTTTCGGTCAAGACGTCGGCCAGCTATTACAAGCTCAGCATCAACGGCGCACCCGTGATCGAGATCGATCTGATGAACATGATCGAGATCGTCAACGGCGTGGACCTGCTCGCCCCGCACCGCCGCGCTATCGGCGCCTGACCCTTCCGGCCTGGCGCCGCCAGGCCTCAGCCCTGAGACCTTCCGATGACCCCGACCTTTTCCCCAGCCATTCCCCTCGACCAGCCCATCACGCGCGGCGAGCAGACCATCACCGACCTCAAGGTGCGCAAACCCGGCGCTGGTGAGTTGCGCGGCCTCAAGCTCGTGGACGTGCTGCAGATGGATATCACGGCGCTGACGACGCTGCTGCCGCGCATCTCCTCGCCCACCCTCACCACCGCCGACATCAACGCGTTGGATCCGGCTGACCTGTTGGCCGTAGGCCAGGAGGTCGCGCTTTTTTTCTTACCGAAGGCGCAGAGGGAAACGGATTCCCCGACTGCGTAGAGGATGCGATGGCCGATATCGCGGCCGTCTTCCATTGGCCGCCGTCTGAAATGGACGGCTGGTCGCTGCACGAACTCACGGCGTGGCGCGAGCGTGCCCGCCTACGAAGCGGAGCCGAATGATGCGCCACCCCACGAACGAGGCCGCCTAAATGGCG